GTTTTGTTCTCTATCAGAACAGTATGGTGCATTTGAAACATTACAGAACGAAAATGTAATTATAAAAAATTTAGAGCATAAGGATATAACATTTATTGGTGGTGATGCAGAATCATTATTTTATAATGAATGGATACAATTAAAAAATGAACGTGGCATTATTTCTGTAGATAAATGCAATACAAAAATCTTTCACTATCTTGGGCCCAATGCATTTGTGTTTGTGCCTGGCGGTTTGCATACACCAGAAATGGCAAAACAATACAACGAGTTTGAAAGAGAATGGAAAATAAAATTATTAAGTAAATCAGAAGATGCAATAAATCACTTGACAAATTATATACAATCGTGTAATACTGAAGAGGAGTTATATACAATTGCTTATGAGATGATTAATCTGAGTCGAAATATATATGATGAAAGTCTAAACGATACTTATCGTGAAGAATTATTGAAGATATTGCCAGGCTCTAAAATACAAACTACAAATTTTGTATTTTAAAAATGGCTTTAGTATTAATATTAATAACAGGATTTGTTTTGTTTAAATTATTGACAAATCCTTTAAAGGCACTTTCTTATTTGGGCGTAGCATGTATTGCTCTCATATTAGGAAGTTTATTTTGGTTAGCAATGTTTGGATTGCTATTACACGCAAATGGAATTATACAATGAATATCGGTGATAAAGTAGAGTACTATAATGAGTATAAAGATAAACTTACTGGAACTATAGAGAATATAGAATCAGAAATGGATTCGTATGAAGATGTAAAATTAAAGGATGGCGTATCTTTATATTATTCCAAGAAGATGAAAAAGTATGTACCAGTAAAGACAAAGAATATAGATACTATATTTCTTACGATAAAAAATACACTGGACAAATACGACTATATATTACTGAACGATGTCCTTTGATTTTTTAGAAATATATGACTATGAAGATTCTGAATCGAATTGCGAGCAGTTATGCTCGTATTTTGATGAGGTATGCGATAGTTCTGATAAATCATCTAAAACTTCTGGATTATCATATTTCAATAAAAAGAGACAAAAGATTTGTGATACCAAGAGTTTTAATTTTGGTGAGGATTGGCCTTGCAATGAACTTGTATATTCTTTTATTCACAAATCGGTTTCTTCATATGTAGAAAAATATCCATATTTAACCAAATTAAATGAAACTTCACACTGGCGATTATGCCCTAGTTACAATATACAAAGATACATAGGAGAGGAAGAAGGATTTTTCAATTTACATAATGAAAACTCTGGTTCACATCCTTATCGTATGCTAGTATGGATGGTATACCTTAATGATGCAAAATGTGGTACAGAATTTCCTTATCAAGAAAGAACAGCTATACCAAAGACAGGAAGAACAGTAATCTGGCCTGCTGATTGGACACATCCACATGTTGGCGTGACACCAAATAAAGGAACGAAGTATATTGCTACTGGATGGTTTTATTTTCTTCCAAAAGGAGATGCACCTAAATTTGATGGCCATCATCCAGACGAAGAAAATATTAAAGAGATAGTTATATGACAGCATTAAGTAAATTAGTATATGGAGCAAATAATGAGGGAGGGCCATGGCCTTACTTTACGGATAAGTTTCCTGTAAAGGTAAATATACTTTCTCAGGGTTCAAGTCTGAATAAAGAGTTAGAAGAAGATATAAGAAAGTTCGGTGATCACCTTCAAGGCAGAACTGCTGCAAAGTGCTTGATGACTCGTTGGGATATGGAAACAGTATCACCAGCGTTTCAGAAAATCGGTGAAGAAGCAATACGCATTGCAGAAGCATGTCCACTTGCAACACGAACAAATACTGATGGTACTCCTAATAAGGTTTCTCTTTTTATTCGTGAAAGTTGGGGATTGATATATCAGACAGGACAACAAACGAATATACATAATCATTGGCCTTCTCTATGGTCTTATACTTATTGTATCAAAGCTTGTGAGAATTGCGCGCCGCTTGTATTTCCCAATAGTGAAAAGAAATTAGAGATACAACCTAAGACTTCTCAGCTGATTTTATTTCCAGCATGGATTATGCACGAAGTTCCGAAACATACTTGTGAACACGAACGTATTATGATTGCTGGTAACTTGAATGGAAAATAATTGTTAAGTGATTTCATAAGAGGATTTTCAAATGCATTATCAGATAATGTATGTGATGAACTCATTGCATGGTTTGAAAGTTCTCCAAATGTAAAGACAAGAGAACCAAATCGCATAAGTCGTAAGGACAAGCAACTATGGCTTCCTCAGACTTTACCACTATGGAATACATTACAGAATTGCAAAATGGAAATGCTAAATCAATACCTATCAGAATTTCCTTATGCATATAGAGGAGAAAAAACTTTAACGTCTGATGAATCAAAGATACAACGTACAGAACCAATGGGTGGTGGTTTTCATAATTTTCATGCAGAGGTAAGTCATTATGAAAATTCCAATAGAGCTCTAGTGTGGACAGTGTATTTAAATGACATTCCATCTGGTGAAGGAGAAACAGAATTTCTATTTGAGAAAATAAGAGTGCAGCCTAAAAAAGGTATGGGATGTATTTTTCCTTCAGCATGGATGTATCAGCATCGGGGTAATCCAGTTCATACGCAGTCTAAGTATATTGCAACAGGCTGGTATTGGTATCCAGAGGAAAGAATTGAATCATGACTTTATTAAAATCACTTGCAAAAAATATTTACGATGAACATGTCATGGTAGAGAAAAAGAGGCGTCAGTTAAGAACAAATCCTTTTTCTAAACCTTTTGATATGAACTTTCCTGTTATAGAAAAAGATTGTTCAAACGCAGAACTACAAAAACGAATTGTAGATGAGTGTCATAGTATTGGTGATGTTCAAGAAAATCAGACAAATGTACAAGCAAATATGACAGGTTGGTTTATGCATGAAACCAATAATGATTTTATGTCTTTATGTGATACTGCTATCAAGGTTGCTGATCACAACTCACCAACTAAAGTTTTATTAATGCCCTATGATTGTTGGGGTGTTGTTTATAATAAGAATGACTTTGGTAAACCTCATGACCATTGGCCTGCTATATGGAGTTGGGTATATAATGTAAAGTGTTGTGATAAATGTGCGCCATTGCAATTTGATGATGCTGATATTTCGGTTCGTCCTAAAAATGGTAACATGGTTATGTTTCCAGGCTGGATTAAACATTCTGTACCAAAACATCAATGCGATCATGAAAGAATAATAGTTGCTGGAAATCTAGGCCCAAATCCTTGGTGGATGACAAAAAGATTGAGTTTGTTAGGCCGTGAACATGTTGCGGAAAAATATAAAAATATCGTTGAACTAGAAATAGAGAAATTAACTAAATCAGAAAATCCTAAATAGTATGACTTATGTTAAAATACAGAATTGTACGGAAGGAAGTATTGGTAAATAATCTTTCTTCTAAGGAAGAAGCTTTTGAGATATTAGAACAACTAAAGTCTCAAGGTGACAGTAGTTTGGAAATTGAAGAATTTAAATTTTATTCCGACTCAAAGCGTTTAGGAAGAGATCCCGACTTACATTAATCCTTATAAATAGATATATAATTATCTAGAGGATTAATAATGGTAGAACAAAGTTATTTTATGGGCCAAGATGGATTTGTCTGGTTTGTGGGAGTTGTAGAGGATCGTAATGATCCAGAACTTCTCGGCAGAGTTCGTGTGCGGTGTCTTGGATTTCACACTGAAAATTTAAATGACCTTCCATCATCAGATTTACCTTGGGCTCATGTAATGCACCCTGTTACCGATCCTTCTATGCAAGGTTTAGGAAGTACACCTTCTTTTCTTGTAGAAGGCAGTTGGGTAATAGGTTTTTTTCGTGATGCATACGAAAAACAACAACCAGTTATTATAGGTTCATTGCCAGGCGCTCCAGCAAACGCTGCTAATCCCGATAGAGGCTTCAACGATCCTAGAAGTCCAGATTCTAAACAAGATCAATATAAAGGAAAACCGACATACGGGCCGTATCCTGTAGATGGTGATACTTATGAAATGCCTTCTGGACATGAGTATGGAGAAGTGGATACAAATAGATTAGCTCAAGGTGAAACCTCTGAAACTCACAACTCACTTCTTGCTCGCAGAAGGAATCGTTTACGTGGTGATCCCACAGAGGTTGATGAAACGGTTGGTGTAGATGATGACCTTTTTGGAGCAAGTGCTCCAACAGATGAAGTTAAAGGTACAGGTATTCCAACTGCAACACAACCGTATCTCAAAACAGTTTCAGATGTATCAGTTGAAGAAACTCGTAGCTTTTGGGAAGAGCCACATCCCAAGTCAATTCAAATAGATGAAAAACCATACATCTCATCTCAATATCCTTACAACCATGTTCATGAAAGTGAATCTGGGCATATAAGTGAAATTGATGATTCGCCTGGCTCCGAAAGATTATTTACACAGCACATGTCAGGAACATTTGAAGAAATACATCCAGACGGTTCAAAGGTTGTTAAGATTGTTGGAGATAACTATGAAATTGTAGCTGGTGCTTCAAATGTTTCAATAACTGGTAATGTAAACTTGACAGTTGCTGGAACAGTACGAGAATTGATTAGAGGAGATTATCATTTAGAGGTGGAAGGTAATTATACTCAAAAGATACACAAAAATCATCGTGTCAAAGTTGGTGCTGGTGAAAGTGGTGGTAATCGTGAAGAAGAAATTAAAGGCAATCATTCATACAATATTAATGATGATGTAAAGGCTCGCATAGGTGGTGATGTTACTACTACAATTGAAAAAAGTGATTGGAGTGTAATTAATGGTTCAAAGAGAACAGCTGTTGATAGCGATATCAGTTTTGTTTCTTGGGGTGGTGATGTTCATCTCGTTGCTGATAATAACTTGACAACATCATCTTTATCTGGTATTACATCATTTAAATCAGGTAGTACATTAAATATAAAATCAGCAACACTTATGCATATTAAATCAGAAACAACTATTGATATGGATGCAACAACAGAAGTTGATATTGACTCTGCAACGATTAATTTGAACTAGGAAATAAAATGTCTGAATTTCAATTCATAGTCAATGGGGAATTAGTTACTTACGATAAATATGAGGACATACCAGAAACTTTTGATCATGTAATTAAATTTTTACCAGATATACCACCAGAACCACATAATGAAGAAGAGCATGAAGAAATACAAGAATGGAATAATAAGTTTCAAAAACTAATGGAGAAAGAACGTGCCAGCAGCAACTAGAATAGGAGATGCAGATGTAGCCCATTGTTCTGGTATGACCAGAGCAGAGGGTTCATCTAATGTATTTGTAAATGGTATTGCATGGAGTAGACAAGGTGATAATAATACTTCTCACTTATTGCCTGGCAGTCCATGTCCATCTCATGCTGCAGCAATAACGTCTGGTTCATCTACAGTAAAAGTTAATAGTAAGGGTGCTGGAAGAATTGGTGATGGTATTACTTCTTGTACTTCTGTTGCAGCTGGTAGTTCCAATGTGTTTGCTGGAGGATAGATATGAAACTTTTAATAGGATTATTTGTAATATTAAATATTTTTCTTATACCAGTTGCTCGCGGTGATAATATGAAAATGCAATTACAAATAGACCGTTTAAATCCAAGCAATAACGCAACACCGGCAGAAAGACCGCAGCAAACATTCAGTGGAAAGGTTGAGCAAAATACTTGCCCCTTTAGATTTAATGCTTATTTTTTAGGTAGAATCCAAGATGGACGTATAAGTGGTATGGCTGGAGAGGGTACAAATTTTAATTGGGCAATAAGTGACGATGGAAGATTTAAGGGTGTTCTACCATTAAAAAAAAGTGCAACTGGTATTCAAATATATCAGTCTATAAATGGAAAACTAACTGATAAAAAGGTTTCCATCAATATTCAATATGGGACTTCTAGTAGACCTAATCTTTATTGCATGAGTAAGATAAATAATCTTTTTGTAGGGGGATATAATGGTAGATAAATTTAATATTCCTAATTTAGCTGGTGCAAGTGCCAAACTTAATGATATTCAATCAAAACTAAATGATACGCTTAATAATGTTACATCTAACATAGATGCTGATGCATCAACATCAGCTTCAACTTTAACATCTAATATAACAGATGTTCAATCAAAAGTTAGATCATTAGTTCCCCAAATGCCAACACTTCCAAATATAAATCTACAATCGCAGTTGTCAAGTTTATCTTCTTTACCAGCAGGACTTCCTCAACACACAGAATTACTTACTAAAATTACAAGTGATTTTGGAACTGCATTAACATCATCTGGACTTTCTTTGGATACACTTGTGTCTCAAGCAAGTTCAGCATTTGGTTCATCCACAAGTCTTTCTGGTTTAGTACCCAATTTTGAAAAGGCCGCAGATGGACTTAGTGAACCTTTTGAAAAAGCTATGGCAACTTTATTACCCGAAGTTGAAGCAATAAAAGAAGAACTTTCTACTCTTAATACAAATGAAAGTTTTACAAAAGTAATATCGGAACGTAAAACTTTGTTAGACAAGTACAAAACCTCTACTTCTCTTCCTACAACTGATACTGGATTGTTTATTCCAACAACAAAAAGTAATAAAGTTGTATTTGAAGATTACCGAGTTAAAATACTAGAAACTTTTCAACCAAAAACTTTTGCAGATGTTGATAAGAATATGTTAGGTAGTGGTGTTACTACAACCAAAGCAGTTACAACTGCTGCAAACGCAATTTTATCTGACGGAAATAGAGCAAATATTAGTAAGGATGGATTTGCAAATAAGATTATTAAGACAACTGAATTTTTTAAAAGTGCTGGTACATCTGTTACACTTAAACGTGAACCAATTCGTGTAACAGCTGTTCATGGATTTACTACAAAATATAAAGAGGGAAAAACTTCTTTGCAAATTTTACCACCATTTATAGCTATATTGGGGTCATTTGATGCTTATACTGTTGATGGTAAAACATTAACAATTGAAAATAAAAAAAGAACTTATGATGGACATCCAGATACAGGAGTAGTATATGTAGTAAATTATGTTTATCACAATGATTATGATGCTGAATTTGTACAGGGTACATAATGATAATAAAAAGAAATAGTATTGTTACCCTAAATATCCTATATTGGATGCCAGATTATGAGGATATACTTCAAGAATTTATTTGGCAAACAAATGACATAAGGCCAGAGTATCCAAGAGTACATAAATTTTTAAATTATTGGCATGAAAATATAGAAGCAGTTATTGCAGAAGTTAAAATTGCAGATAGTTATGAAACAAATTATAAACCAGTGAAAGGATTTATTGATGAGTGAAAAATCAAATATTAAAAGAAGAAATGTAAATACGTGGGCAACTAAGGCAATGAAAAAAGATAAAAGTCGTTATGAAAGAACATTAAATCAAATGACTGCTTTTAGAAGAGGTAAAAATGTAGTACTTACAATTCCTAATCCAAATAAAACAGAAAGAAACAAACCGTTTATTAAAGTTAATGCAAAAGATGTATGGAATAATGAAAAATATATGATTAAACAAAGTTAAATAAGTTGTAATATTTCTTATAAATAATATAAACAGGAGTCCATAATGGCCGCACCAACAGCATATACTGACGCACAAGGACAGAATGATATTTCTCGTAATGTTCGTCAGTATAAGGACTTAGACCTTTTCTTTAATAAGAAAAATGTATCGAAAGATATTGCTAATATAACTGATATTGTTGCGGTTAAGCGTTCTATTCGTAATCTTGTATTAACAAATCATTATGAAAAACCTTTTCATCCAGAAATTGGTTCTGGTGTAAGGGATATGTTGTTTGAACCTATGTCAGCATTAACAGCACATGTTCTTACAAGACAAATAGAAAATGTAATTGAAAACTTTGAACCAAGAGCAAAAATAATTTCTGTGTCAGCTCAACCAAATTTAGATCGTAATGAATATCAAGTAACAATAAATTTTTTCGTACTTAATGCACCTACAGAACTTGTAGATTTAACCTTGTTTCTAGAAAGATTACGATAATGGCAGTAAACAATAAAAGACTAACCGTAACAGAATTTGATTTTGATGATGTTAAACAAAATCTAAAAACTTTTTTAAGAGGACAAACAGAATTTACTGATTATGATTTTGAAGGTTCTGGTATGAGTGCTCTTTTAGATGTTCTTGCATACAATACTCATTATCTAGGTTTTAATGCTAACATGCTTGCCAATGAAATGTTTTTAGATAGTGCCTCTCTTAGATCAAGTGTAGCTTCTCACGCAAAAACTTTAGGGTATCTTCCTTCTTCTGCTAGAGCTTCAGTTGCAACAGTGAATGTTATGCTCAATACAACATCAGTAACATCAGCAACAATGTCAGCTGGTACAGTGTTTACAACAACCGTTGACGGAACAAGTTATCAATTTACTACGGCTTCAGATGTTACATCATCAAATACTGGTGCTGGTGTTCCATTTAATTCAGTTAAGATTTATGAAGGAACATACGTAACCTCAAGATATACAGTTGATACTTCTGATGCAGATCAAAGATTTCTTTTGACAGATAATAGAGCAGATACAACTACTCTTATTGTTAAGGTTCAAACATCTTCATCTGATTCAACAACTTCAACCTACACACATGCAACAGATATAACTCAGGTTAAAGCTTCCAGTAAAGTATATTTTCTTCAAGAGGTAGAGGCTGGAAAATTTGAAGTATATTTTGGTGATGGTGTAGTTGGTACTGCACTGTCCGATGATAATATTGTTATTCTAACATATATAGTATCAAACAAAGCAGTTGCAAATGGCGCAACCACATTTACAAGTTCTGGTTCAATTGCAACGGTAAATGATGTTTCTGTTACAACAACTTCTTCTTCATCTGCTGGTTCAGAACCAGAGTCAATTAAATCA